GTCTTATTGACAACGGTTATGTAATTAAAGCTGAAGCTATCGAAAAGAAAGCTGAAGTGGAAATGATGGACATCGAAGGTGAGATGGTTGTTAAGTCAGACATCCCAGCCCCAGTCCTTAAAGCCCTAGAAGCTGCTGCTGTAGAGAAGGCTGACCTTGAGTTGACTAAACGTGCTGGCGAGTCTCTCCCACACTTTGCAACTGATGTAGCTAAATCCCTCGTAGCTAAATTCTCCGAGGATGAAGCAATTATGGAAGCTCTTAAGGCCGCTGACGCAGCTTTTGAAGCCTCTATGCAAGAATTTGGTAAGTCTGATGTAGACGGCGAGTTCGCTACCTCTGCCGACAAACTGGATGCTCTCGTAAAGTCCTACATGGACGACAACCAACTGAAAAAGAGTGAATTTGCCAAGGCTTACGCTGCTGTCGCTAAGACAGATGCTGGTAAGGCACTCATCAATAAATCCTATAAAGGGGAATAATCATGGCTGTAATGCAATCACGCGACAACCGTACCTTCATTGCTGGGGAAGACCTATCCGCAGCACAATTCAAATTCGTAACACTAGAATCAGACGGTAAGGTTGATCTTGCTGACTCTGCTGGTGAAAACGCTATGGGCGTATGCCTAGTGGGCGCTGCTGCTGAGGCTGCTGTCACTGTATGTGTATCTGGCTCCGTAATGGTAGAAGCTGGCGGCACAATCGCAGCTGGCGCTCAAGTACAAACTGGTGCTGATGGTACTGCTTTGACTGCTGCAACTGGTGATGTCGTACTAGGCTATGCTCGTGAAGCTGGTGTAGATGGTCAGATCATCGAAATCGAAATGATTCAAGGCGGCAACGTAGCAGCCTAATCTAAGCATTAAAGGAATAACATAATGCCACTATTGACCCCATCCGCAGTACATATTGACCAACCGTTGTCAAACTTGACACTGGCCTATGTACAAGAGCAAACAAACTTTGTTGCTGATAAAGTATTCCCAGTTGTTGGTGTACAGCGTCAGTCTGACAAATACTACCTCTATGACCGTGCGAACATGAACCGCTCTGGTGACGTTAAGAAACTAGCGCCACGTACAGAAGTTAACCGCATTGGCATGGCAATCTCCAACGCTGCTTACTATGCTGACGTATATGGCATCGGCATGGACTTCGATGAGCAAACTCTTGCTAACGAAGATGCTATGTTGGAAGTTCGTGCAGCAGGTGCGCAAACACTTATCAACCGTGTCTTGATTGAGCGTGAAGAGCAGTTCGCTTCCTCATTCTTCTCAGCAGGTGTATGGACTACAGACGTAACTCCAGCAAACTTGTGGTCAGACTACACAAACTCAACACCAATCTCTGATGTAACTGCTGGTCGTCGCACCATGCAACTTAAATCAGGTGGCTTCAAGCCAAACACAATGGTTATTGGTAAAGAAGTTCGTGACGTTCTGATTAACCACCCAGACATCCTTGCACGTTTGAACGGTGGCGCAACTGTAACAAACACAGCTTTGATTACAGATGCTAAATTGGCTGAAATCTTTGAAGTAGAAAACCTCTACGTCATGGAAGCTGTCAAGAACGGTGCTGTAGAAGGTCTAGCAGAAGCTAACGCCTTTATCGGTGGTAAGAACGCTTTGTTGGTACACACACCAAGCACTGCTGGTCTTATGACACCAGCGGCTGGCTTGACATTCGCATGGAACAACATTCCAAGCGTAAACAACTTGGGCATCACAGTAGAGTCATTCTCTGACGATGCTTTGAAGCGCCAGCAAGTTGCAGAGCATATCCAAGTTAAAATGGCATACGACATGAAAGTCGTCGGTGCTGACTTGGGTTACTTCTTTGAAGACGTAATCGCTTAAGCGACTTAAACTAAAGGGGAACCCTGAGATTAGTCTTGGGGTTCCACCCAACCAATAAAAGAACATAACAGTATTCATATAATGGAGAGTCCTATGCACCCATCACACTTGGGTTGGCAGGTCGATTGGCCTGTATTCGTTAAACTACCAGTTTCTGCTGATAACACTAACTGGAAACGTGGAGATCACTTTAACTGGTTAGAGCGGGGTATGCAGCAAGATAAGGTTGCTACACTTTACGCCACTGGTTATTTACACCACAACACAGAATTAGAAATACAGAACAAGGTTGGCGACAGATTGTCAGAACTAGCTGCAAGTCAGTTAGAGACCCTTGTTAATCTTCTAAACGCAGAAGTTAAATCACGTACCTCAAGCAAGAATGAGTTTGAGAGTAAGAAGTGTAAGAAGTCAAAGATTGACGATAAGCAACGAGGTCTTATTCGTCGGTTCCTCAACGCTAACAGTTGGGTGATGGAAGACTTCTACACAATCCGAGATGGTATTCTCACCGACTAATTAAAACAACAGTGGAGACGGCTATGAGTTGGTCTTATGATCCTACAGATTTAGATACTAACACGGCCTCTGGTCGTCTCAACACAGTTCGGCTCTTGGTTGGTGATACTGAAACCCTCGACCAACAAGCTCAGAACGAAGAGATTACGTTCTCTCTATCACAGAATGGTGACAATGTTTACTACTCTGGTGCTTGGATTGCTCGTACTATTGCCTCTAAATACTCCCGACAAGTTACTACGCAGCTTAGTGGTGCCTTAAGTGCTGACTACTCCGACTTAGCCAAGCAGTATAAGACCCTAGCAGACAGCTTAGAGTACCAAGGCAAGACAGCAGGTGCTTCGGTAGGTGTCTTAGCTGGAGGTATCACTAAGAGCGGCATAGAGGCTGTACGGGCTAATACAAACCGTATCGAAGGTTCCTTCCGTAGAGATCGCTTTAAGAACCCTCCTAGTTATCAAACACCAGAGTATGAATAAGGAGTAAGATATGTCGTTTCGCTCCTTTGACCTACTTAACCTAATTAGAGACTTTGGTGAGACCCTAACTCTACGTAAGGTTACTACTGCTGGGGCATATAACCCAGCTACAGGTGCTGTAGATAACTCAGCTACAACAGACTACTCAGTAACAGCCTATCTCTATAATTATAACGTAGGTGTTCCTGCTGGTAATGATGAGATTGTACGTGGCACTCGTAAGTGTGTTATATCAGCATTAGGTTTATCTGCTATTCCTGACTTTGACGATCTTATCATTGGGAGTGGGGACACAGTAAAGATTACTTCTGTTATCTCAATATTCTCCAATGGTACTGCTATAGGTTACATCTGTGACGTGGGAGAATAACCCATGAAGTCCTTGGTTAAGGTTAACCCATCCTACCAAAACAAGATAGACAGTTTAGAGCTTTCCATAGAAGATGCGATTAGAGACAAGCTAGAGAGAATAGCTAAGACCGCTGTAAACCTTTCGCCTGTTGATACTGGTGCCTATGTAACTTCCTTTTCGTTCTCTGTAGGGTCTGGTCGTCCAAGAGGTAAGTCCTCTGACAATAAACCAAAAGGACAAAACGTAGGTTCTATGAGACAAGAGGGTATATCAAACCTTCTATCTGATCTAAACAAGATAACCGACTTAAGAAACACCACAAGCATTACACTGCGGAATGGTTCTCCTCACGCTCTTGATGTAGAGAACGGTGGTCCTTCTTGGAGAAGATCAGGCTACAAAGTGTTTGCACAGATAGGTAATATTTATGGCTAGTATTCAAAATGATATTCGGGCTGCACTTGAGAGCCACTTGGCTGCAACATCAGGTCTTCCCTCAATAGCCTATGAGAATGTAGCTTTTGAGCCGACAACAGGCACCAGCTTTCTTAAGGTTCAGTACCTCCCCACAGTAACTAGACCTGCTGTAAGAGGATTAAACCCTCAGTTAAGATACCAAGGTATTTTCGCTGTAACCGTCTTCACCCCCGAAGGTAAAGGTCCAGCTACCGCAGACGACTATTCAAACAAAGTAATAGACGCCTTCGCAGCAACCACTGACATCTCCTTCACGAATGGTGATGCAGAAACAATCAAAGTGTCTATTGACTACGCTGAAAGACAGCAAGGTATTATAGATAGCCCTTGGTACTTTGTTCCGATAAATATCGGCTGGTACATCTACAAATAATTTCCCACAGGAGAAAACAACATGGCTTTCGCACAAGGCTCACGCTCCAGTCTGTCGTTCATCGTAGAATCTACGTTTGGTACAACACCAGCTGGTAACTTCACTAACCTTCCATTCACCACACACTCTTTGAACCTAACCAAAGACCGTGTTGCTGGTAACGACATCCAAGCTGACCGTATGACCCGTGTTGATCGTCAAGGCAACCGCCAAGTAGGTGGTGACATCGTTACTGACCTTCGTGACGCTGACTACGACACCTTCCTAGAATCAGCTATGCTTAACACATGGGCAACTAACGTACTAAAAGTTGGTGTTACGCCTAAGTTCTTCTCAGTAGAAGACTATGCTGCTGACATTGACCAAGCTCGTTTGTTCACAGGTCTTACAGTTTCCACTATGGGAGTTTCACTTGCCCCTAACCAGATGGTTGTGACAACCTTTGGTATGGTAGGTAAAGACATGTCCATGAGTGCAACTGAGAAGACACAGGATGCTGCCTCTGGTTCTGCACCCTTCGATGCTTACTCAGGTGATCTTGCTATCGGTAACGTAGGTAGCTCCTCTGCTGTAGCTATTGTAACTGGCCTTGACTTCACACTGAACAATTCTTACGCAGCTACCTTTGTGATTGGTGACGATAGCGCACCTTCCCTTGAGTATGGCCGTGCAGAAGTTGAAGGTACACTGACAGCTTACTTTGAAGATGCTTCCTTGATTGACCGCTTCTTGAATGAGACAGAGAGTGAGCTTGAGGTTTCTGTAGACGACCCTACAGGTGCTAACGCTTACACCTTCTTGTTCCCACGGATCAAGATTAACTCTGCTGATGTTGGTGTCGATGGCCCAACTAGCCGTATGATTACTATGTCCTTTGTTGCTCTGTATGATGCGACAGAAGGTACTAACCTTAAGATCACACGCCCAGCATAAACTAATACCTACGTAGGTACGTGGAGGCTCTGAGTCGGGTCGGGGTCTCCACACTTTAATCACCCGACATAACCCCTGACAAACCCATAAAGGAAATCCCGATGGACCTTAAAGACCTGACACCGAAATTAGATGATATTGTTGTAGAGATTAAGCACCCAACTACAGGTGATACTCTTAAGAATGATGATGGTACACCAATGACTATTACAGTCCTTGCGCCCCACTCTAAAGAGTACAAGAAGATACAACATGAGCAGATTAGCAAGCGACTAAAGAAAGCACAGAAGAGCAAGTCCCAAGATGTTGACTACTCTGATATTGAAGAGGCTACGCTGGAGGTTCTATCTAAAGCTACTAAGGCTTGGGACATTACCTTTGGTGGAGAGAAGCCAGCACTTTCTGTTGCTAAAGCTAAGAGCATTTACGACGAAGTGTTCTGGATCAAGAACCAGATTGAGGAAGAGGTATCTGACTCTCTGGATTTTATGAAGGTCTGATACTTGAGTTAGTTGAGTGGGCTGGACACCAGTTCAACCTCAATAAACCAGATCAGAACGGAACTACAGAACGAGAACATCTTGAACAAGTAGCGAGGCAGACTGGACGTAGAATAGAAGCATTGGAACCCCCGACACCCTTCCCCATGTTACTATCCCATGTCTGGTCTGCCTTTATTAGTTTAAGCTCTAGCAGGGGTTCTGGCATGAGTGGCCCAATGCCTATAGGCTACGAGCAGATTAAGGCTTGGAAAGAACTAACGGAAACTTCTATCTCGCCTTGGGAAATTGGGGCTATTAAGAGACTTGATTTAGAATACTTAAGGGTGGCAAATGGCTGATGATATTAAATTAGTAGTTGGCGTTGACTACAGAGAACTTACAGGTCTAATAAAGACTGCTGAACAGACTAAGAGGACTCTAAGCTCTGTTGCTAAGGAGTTTGTTAACACTGGTAGCCAGAAGCAGTACATGGCTGCTATAAACAGGATTGTAAAGTCACAACAGCACCTAGATGTATCCTCTAGGATGAGCCGCTCTGAGATAATGAAGCTCGGCGCAAAGATGCAGCAAGAGGTTAAGTTTACAAACGCCTTAACTGCTGCCACACAAAGGCTATCTGCTGCCCAGACTACTTCTGGTAAGGTCATGCAACAAAACAAGAACCGCATGAATGGCAACAACATGGCTATTCAGCAGCTTGGCTACCAGTTTGGTGACTTTGCTGTACAGGTTCAAGGTGGCACAAGTGCCTTTGTAGCCTTTAGTCAACAGGGCGCACAGTTAGCTGGCATCCTTCCTATGATTGCTGGCCCTCTTGGGTTGAGTATGGGCGCTGCTGTAGGACTATCTGCTGCCCTTGGTATCCTTATTCCTGTAGGCTCTGCTGTCGCTAGAATGTTCTTTGAGATGAATGGTGCAGCAGAGAAAGCTGAAGATGCACTAGGCAACACAGTTACAGCTATAAACGACTATCGAAGAAGTGTTGAGTTTAGTAAGAAGACTACTCAGGAACTAAACGCAGAGTTTGGTGAAGCCTCGAAGCAGCTAACGAAGATGCAAGGACTCTTACAGAGTGTCGCTGTATCCAGAGCTTTAGACGGGCTAACTACAGGCTCTTCTATGTTCGGTGAAGACTTAGATGATGCTGTTAGTCACATTAAAGACATCCAAGCTGCAATGGACAATGTTAAGGTTCCTACTGCTGAACAAACTAGCAGAATCGGTGAAGAAGCTGGACTTGTTGCTAGAGAGGCTATCGAAGGCTTTAAGGATCAGATGATAGACGCAGCAGATGTGTTGGGTCTGTTACCAAAACAAGCTATTGAATTACAGACAGCCCTTAAGAACATTAACAAGTCCAAAGATATGGAAGGTATGAGGGACTCTTCCCTAGCTGCACTTGAGGTTATAAAGAGCCTTGGGTTTGAGTTTGGTAAGATACCCATTCCAATAGCAGAAGTAATCGAGAACTTAGAGAATCTCGCAGGTTCAGCATCAAGAGCAACCCATGCGATTGACAAGATAACTGATGCAGAACAAGAACTACTGGACTTAACTCTAAAGATTTCACAGTCTACACCATACGAACCAATGACCCTATTACAGATTGAAGCTGCTAAAGCACAAGCTGAGATGGTTAAGGTATTTGAAGCCTCTGCTGAACTTAAAGATGAAATAGGGGATGCTGCATTTGAAGCTATAAGACTAGCTGACGTTGACATAGCTGCTGGAGTAAGCACTGCTGCTAAAGAAGCTGCTAAACTTGCTGCAAACCTTAACACCTCTCTTCTAGCTGCGATGAACTTAAATAACTTGCAAGGTTCTATTGAGTCAGGTGGTGGACGTGGGACAGGGACTGAGTATAAAGGTCAACAAGACTACACCTCAGAGATGGGCTATGAAAGCATCCAAAGTCAGATCGACAAGTTCAACAAGAAAGAAGCCAAGGCTAATAAGCCTACTAAAGACCCTATCGCAGATTTCCAGAAGAAGCTAGACTTAGATCGTGAACTACTTGGTGTGTCAGAAGCTAGACAAAAGGTTCTTCAAGCACTTGGGTCAGATGTTGTAGCCAAGAACCCAGAGATAGCCGCTGGTATGGAAGCTCAGATAACTAAGACCAATGAGCTAATTGCTACTGAAGAGAGACGACAGGGTTTAATTGATTCAATCACTGGGTCTATAGAAGATGGTATGATGGCAATGGTCGATGGCACCATGTCCGTTAAGGATGCCTTTAAGTCTATGGCTGCTGAGATCATCAAGGAACTCTACAGGGTTCTTGTCGTACAGCAAATGGTCAATGCGGCTAAGGGGTTCTTTGGTTTCGCTGATGGTGGTGCCTTCTCAGGGGGCTCTCAAATACAAGCATATGCTGATGGTGGTGTCGTAGGTAGTCCAACAACATTCCCTATGTCTGGCGGTAAGACTGGTCTTATGGGTGAAGCTGGACCAGAGGCTATCATGCCACTAAAACGTGGTGCTAATGGTAAGCTAGGTGTTCAGATGGAAGGTGGCGGTGGACAGAACGTAGTCATCAACCAGTCATTCAACTTCCAAGCTAATGGTGACGACAGTGTTAAGAAGCTGATCGCACAAGCTGCACCTAAGATTGCAGATATGGCTAAAGCGTCTGTCATAGAATCTCGTCGTAGAGGTGGCTCAACTAAAGCTGCCTTCGGTTAATAAGGAAAATACTATGGCATTAAGTTACCCATTAGATACGCCAACTAGCATTGGTATTGCACAGATTGAACTACGTGCATCAAACACCACTGCTACCTCTGCATCTCCCTTCTCGTATAAGCAACAGGTTATTTCCTTCGGTGGGCAGCAGTGGAGTGCGTCAGTAAGCATCCCCTCTGTTCGTCGTGATCTAGCTGCTCCTTGGAAGTCTATGCTGATCGGCCTAAAGGGACAGGTAGGCACCTTCTTGCTGGGAGATCCTGACTATGTAACACCACAGGGTACAGCCACTACAGGCACCCTTACAGGGGCTGTAGCAACAGATAGTGTGACAGTAACACTAGACGGAACTCTGTTAGCTGGTGATTACATTCAGTTAGGGACTGCAAGTGAATCTAAGTTGCATGTTGTTCTACAGGATCAAAGCGGTGATGGCACACTAGAGATTTGGCCAGCACTTCGACAAGCCTACACAGGTGAAACAATATATCTAAGTTCCCCTAAAGGCGTATTTAGATTATCTGAAAATGTTACCTCTTGGTCAATAGACAACGTATCCAACTATGGTATCTCCTTTGAGGCTGTAGAAGTTATCATATAAGGAATAACAAATGACCAGAGCCTTAACCGCTAGTACAATTACTAACATCAATGCTAATACGGTTTACCCATTCTTTGCGGTTGAGTTAAAGTTTGATGGGGCGCAGACACTTCGTATGTGGACTGGCTCTGGTATATTAACTCTTGCTGATACTACTGAGTGGTTCGGTGCTGGCACTCTTCTTAGTATTTCACATGTTGATGAGACCTCTGAGATCGCTGCCAAAGGTGCTGACATAACTCTGAGTGCTATCCCGTCAGAAATTGTCTCTCTAGCCCTAACAGAGCCTTATCAGGGACGTGAGTGTAACATCTACTTCGGAACCTTTGATAATGGGGATCAGACTACTGCCCCTACTAACTTTAATGAAATCTTCTCAGGCTACATGGATCAGATGAACATCTCAGAGAGTGTTGATACATCCACTATTGAACTAAAGGTTGAGAACAAGTTGATTGACTTGGAGAGAGCAAGGGTGGCTCGTTTCACTTCTAACTATCAAAAGTCAAAGTTCCCTAACGACACTGGGTTGGACTTCATTGAGTCGATGCAAGACAAAAAGATTAACTGGGGAAAGCCTGACTGATGCAGTATCAACAAGAGTTCCTAGATCAAGTAGAAAAAGACATCTTAGTTCTTATTGATTTACACTACAAAGAGATTGCATTAAACCAGAGTAAAGTTAAGTTAAACCCAGATTGGGAAGTATACAGAGACTTAGAAGATCAAGGTAAACTAAAGATATTTACAGCGAGAGATGACACAACCCTAGTGGGTTACTTCGTCGTCGTAGTTGGGGTTAACATGCACTACAAGGATCACACCTTTGCTTGTAACGACATCATTTATCTACACAAAGACTACCGCAAAGGTTTCGCTGGTATAAAGCTAATCAAGTTTGCTAAGAAGTGCCTCACAGAAGATGGTGTTTCCGTACTCACAATAAACACTAAAGTTCATCAGCCTTTTGATAAAGTTCTTGATAGGCTAGGGTTTAACCTAATAGAACGTGTTTACTCTAGTTATTTACAAGGAGATTCATAATGGCGTTAGTAGTTGGAGCAACCCTATTAGGCACTACAGCAGCAGCAGCAACGCTTGCTGGCGGGGCGATTTTAGTTGGCTCATACGTTGTAGGATACCTTGCCATAACAGCAGTTACCTCCATTATTATGAAGTCTTTAGCCCCTAAGCCTTCAGCCCAGAGTGCTTCTGGTGGTGCGGGGGCTAGGGGATACACGGTAAACTCCACAGGCTCTGCACAAGATCATCAGATCATTTATGGTGAAGTAAAAGTTGGTGGCCCTATTGTTTATGACGAAGCTACAGGTTCCGACAATAAGTTTTTCCATCGTATCATTGCTGTAGCTGGACATGAAGTAGACAGCTTTGTTGAGTTTTACGCAAACGATGAAGCTCTTACAGTTGATGGTTCTGGTAACGTAACGTCTCCTTCTAAGTACAGTGGTAATATGCGTATCCTTACAGGGTCAGGTACTGCGGGTCAACTTGCTAACTCAAGCCTTCTCTCTGATTCTTCTCACTGGACTAACTCTTGTACTTTGTCAGGAATTGCTTACATCTACTCTAGGTTTACCTACAATCAAGATGTTTACCCCAATGGTATTCCTGTAATCACAGCAGTCGTAAGGGGCAAGAAAGTATATGACCCTCGTACTGCTACTACTGGGTGGTCGTCTAACCCTGCTTTGTGTTTACGTGATTATCTAAAGAGTGGTTATGGGTTAGCTGAAGATGACGCTAAGATTGATGACGTAGCTATTATAGCTGCTGCTAACATATGTGACCAGACAGTAACTAACGCTTCTGGTGCATCTCCTTCTACTAGCACTCGTTACACTTGTAACGGTTCCTTCACTACACAAGTTACACCTTACGACAACCTAAGTAACCTTGTAAGTGCTATGGGCGGTAAGATTTGGTATGGTCAAGGTAAGTGGAGAGTAAAACCTGCTTACTGGACAAATCCAGTTATGGACCTGACAGACGATGACTTCCGTTCTGGTATTGGTGTATCAACACGACACTCTCGTAGAGATAACTTTAACACACTGTCTGGAACTTTCCGTGGTGCAGAATCTGATTGGCAAGTAACAGATTATCCTTCTGTAACTAACGCTGCTTTCTTATCTGCTGATAACGGAGAGGAGTCAGTCGCTGACGTACCTTTGACATTTACATCCTTCTCTCTTGAAGCTAGTCGCTTAGGTTTAATTGCGCTGGAAGCTAACAGGCAGCAGTTAACAGTTAGTGCCAGCTTTGGTATTAGGACACTTGCACTAGAAATTGGTGATAATGTACGTATAACTAACACTAGATTTGGCTGGACTAATAAAGAGTTTGAGGTGCAGAGTTGGTCTTTTGGGCTTACTGATAACTTAGACTTGCAAGTAGATATGGTACTCAGAGAGACTGCTGAATCTATCTACGATCAAACCTATGATGGTGTGTTCTACGAAAGAGACAACACAACACTTCCTTCAGCATTTGATGTACCTTTGGTTGGTATGACGCTATCTACTGGTCTTAGAAGCACTAACCAAACAGTTGTTGCTGTTCTTGAGGTTCAGCTTGCTGCTACCTCAGTCTTTATCGACAAGTACGAAGTAGAGTATAAACTAAGTTCTGCAACTGAGTATATTGCTCTTGGAAGCGGCTCAGGTCTTAACTACGAACTGATCTATACCTCTGATGCTACCTTTGACATAAGAGCTAGGGCAGTTAATACCTTCGGTGTAAGAGGTGAGTACACTACAACTCTAAACTATGGTGCTAGACCTTTCGCTGAACCCCCTGCTGATGTAACCTCTCTATCCGCTAACATCAACCAAACCACAGCGGTCTTGTCTTGGTCGCCAGTACCTGACTTGGACTTGAGCCACTACGAGATACGTTTCACTCGTGAGGCATCACCTGTGTGGTCTAACAGTGTACTTCTCGTTGATAAGGTTGCTAGACCAGCTACAAGCATTACTGTTGCTGCTCAGACGGGTACATACTTAATTAAGGCTGTGGATAAACTAGGCAATAAGTCAGATAACGCAACAGGAACTACTGTTTCTATTAACGCATCAGACACTATTGGCCTAAACTTGATCCAAACTATCACAGAAAGCCCTGACTTCCTTGGCGCTAAGGTTAACACCACTATCATTGGTGGTGATTCTTTGTCGCTTACAATAAATCAGGAAGAGGGTACTTATGATTTTGATAGTGTGGTTGACCTTGGGGCTGTATATACCTCCTATGTTGAATCTTTTATCGACATTGAGCAATTAAACTACGCTAACTTGTTTGATGAGCCAACAGAGTTTTTTGACTTAAGAGAAGGTTTGTTTGACGGAGACCCTGCTGCATATGATGGCTCTACTGCGGTTGTTCAAATCTCTATTACTAATGATGATCCATCTTCAGTAGGGGCAGTCTTTAGCGACTTCAACAACTTATCCGCTGGTTCATTCTTAGCTAGGGGTTATAAGTTTAGAGCGTTGTTAACTACGAATAACCTTGACGTAGCACCTAAAGTTACAAAGCTAGAAGTTAAACTTGACATGCAAGATGTAATTCAATCTGGAGAAGACATACAATTTACAGGCTCTGCTAACATAACCTTCCCTTCTGCTTTCTATAGTGCAAACACTCCAGCAGTAAGTACCACTGTAACAGGTTTAAGCGGGGGTGACTTCATTGAGGTTACAAGCAAAACAAACTCTGGCTTTACTATAACAGCTAAAGACTCAAGTGGTAGTCAACTAACAACCCAGACTGAATTAGATTACGTAGCTAGAGGTTACGGAAAGGAAACTACCTAATGTCACAAAACGACTTTACACTAGCCAACCAAGGCTTCCCCGCTATGAGGGCTGATATGAACTCAGCTTATCAGGCGCTTGCTTCAAACAGTTCTGGTGCTACAGCACCTTCGACTACCTATGCTCACCAGTGGTGGTACGACACAGCTAATGACAAGTTGATGATACGTGATGCAACAAACACAACTTGGGAGGAGTTTTCTTCTGGTGCTGGGGCAACTGGTGGTGGGGATGACCTAGTATTCTATGAGAACGATCAAACAATAACAGTTGACTATACTGTAGTGTCAGCGAAGAACGCAATGACTGCTGGACCTATTGAGATCAATGCAGGTGTTACAGTTACAATCGAGACAGGCGCAAGATGGGTGGTGGTGTAAATGGCTATTGTATTAAACGGAACAACAGGTATTACGACACCTGACTTGGATACTGACGGACTTACTTCTAACGGTACTTTGACGGCTGTCGGCAACTTAGACATCTTACAACTAACTGGTACGAGTGGAAACGCCTTTGCAAGATTTACGGATAGTGATGCCAGCAGTGATTTCTCTATAGGTGCAGACGATAACTCTAGCGCAGGGGCAGGGGCTTTTATAGTTTACGACAGAAATAACTTAGCATATCGTCTGGTCCTCGACAGCGCAGGTCATGCAATCATCCCTGCTGGTGTGACCCTCGGCACTTCGGCTGGTGTATATTCGGCGGCTAATACGCTGGATGACTATGAGGAGGGGACTTTTACTCCTGTTGTTACTTTTGGCGGAGCATCAGTTGGTATTACTTATACTTCTGGTAGACAATCAGGTATTTACACAAAAGTAGGAAATCTTGTCACTTATTCTATTCATCTTCAGTTTACAAATAAAGGGACTTCTACTGGCGAATTGCAGGTTACTGGTCTACCCTTCACAGCTTCTAATAATGATAAGTACCCTCCTGCTGCAAGTTTTATACAATCAATGTCTAGTATGAGTACGCTGCCAATATTTAGAGTCAGGCCTAACAGTGCTGCTATGGATTGTTATCAAATGGTTAGCAGTACTTACTCTGGAGTTACTAACAGTAATTGCACAAATACTAGTGGCTTTATAATTAGCGGTCAATTTTACACAGATTCATAACCCTCTCAGAGATTGGGTCGGACAGGTGGCAACAACGCCACGATAAAACAGGAGGCCAACATGGCACTTTCAGAAGAAACAGTACAAGACAAAATCGAGATCGTGAGTGAACATAAATTCATTCAAGTCAGAACAGCCACGGTCATCAAGCGTGACGATGTAGAGATCAGCCGATCCTTCTCACGCCATGTAGTAGCACCAGATGCTGACATCACAGGCGAGAGCGCAGAGGTACAGGCTATCTGTGCTGCGGTACACACACAAGCTGTCAAGGATGCTTACGCTGCACACCTAGCTTCTCAGGAGGTCTAAGCCATGAGTAAGATAGCTCTTTCCCCAGATGCAGCAGGTACAGGTACGTTTACCTTAGCCTCGCCTAATGGGAATACAAATAGAACAATCACGTTACCTGATGGTGATGTGACCTTGGGTGCAGCTACTCCAAGTATTACTGACAACGGTAATGCCACGGCTATCACGATTGATAGCTCAGAGAATGTTGGAATTGGCACGACTGCGCCTAGTCAAAAATTACACATAACTCAAACAGCATCTGGTGCAACATACCCAATACTATTGCATAATAGAACTAATGGTAATTCCAGTGTAGGAATCCAATTCATAGCAACTGGTTCTGATTTAAGTGATGGTCAATTTGCATCAATAGAAGCCATTGGAGATACCGCTGGTAATACAAAGCATGACCTTGCATTCAAGACAGTAGCTAATGGTGGAACGCCTACAGAAGCCATGCGCATCGACAGCAGCGGTAACTTGCTGGTGGGGACTACTAATAAAAACATTCGTGACAGCTCTTCTGATGAAGGCATGGTGTACCGTAACGGCGATAGCCTAGATATTAACCGTAGTGGCGCTCCGCCCCTTCTTGTCAATCGCTTGTCGTCTGATGGTGACATTCAACTGTTCCGCAAAGGCGGCTCCACTGTGGGGAGTATTGGAAATTTCGGCACCACTGTTTTTTATTTGGCAGGAATCTCAAATGGACTAAAAATAGTTGCCCCTGCGGCGGGTGTAGATGCCTTTGGCCCTTCTACTACTAATGGTGGCAATAGAGACAATACAATGGATATAGGTTGGTCTTCTAATAGATTCGACGATATATTCGCCACCAACGGCACCATCCAAACATCTGACCGCAACGAGAAGCAAGACATTGAAGTCCTCACTGCCGCTGAAACTGCGGTAGCTGTAGCTTGCAAAGGTCTACTCCGTAAGTTCCGCTGGATTGATGCAGTAGAAGAGAAGGGTGATGACGCCCGTATTCACTTCGGTATTATCGCACAGGACTTGCAGGATGCTTTCACTGCTGAAGGCTTAGACGCTGGTCGTTACGCCATGTTCATCTCTAGCACTTGGTGGGAAACACAGACTGACGTACCTGCTGTTGTAGCTGTAGATGAGGTCTTGGATGAAGACGGTAACGTGGTAACTGAGGTTGTAGAAGCCAAGGATGCTTACACCCGCACAGACACATTCGATACTCTAGCTGAAGCCCCAGAGGGTGCTACTGAACGTACCCGCCTTGGTGTTCGTTATCCTGAGTTGCTCGCATTTATTATAGGAGCCATATAACATGAGTAAGATTAGTGTAGACGAAATCACAGACGAAGCTGGCACAGGCGCACCTGACTTTATCAATGGTGCTACAGTATCTGGCAACCTGTCAGTAGATGGCGGCACAATCAAGCTGGACGGGAACTATCCTGTTGGTACAGGCAATGTGGCGTTGGGTAATACTGCGCTGGATAGCAATGTTTCTGGAAGCGCAAATACAGCAATTGGCAACAACGCTTTGACCGCAAATACAGCAAGTGACAATACTGGACTTGGTTATTTTTCATTAGAGAATAATACAACAGGTGCAAGCAATGTGTCAGTTGGTCGGTCTACTATGCGTAGTACAACGACAGGTTCTTCCAACACAGCCGTTGGTCGTTCTGCACTAGAAAGCAACACCACCGCAGACAACAACACAGCAGTGGGGTTTCAGGCGGGGTATAGTAATACTACAGGTACTTACAATGATTCTTTTGGTAGTACCGCTTTACGTTCTCTTACGACAGGTTCTAATAATGTGGCTGTAGGTGGAGGTAATATGTATACCGCTACCACTGCTTCTGACAACACATCTATTGGTCATGGTGCTATGAACTCAACTACTACTGGGTCAAGCAACGTAGCTGTAGGTAAACACGCATTGCTTTACAACACCACCGCAAGCAACAACACTGCCGTTGGGTTTCAGGCTGGGTATAGTAATACTACGGGTATTGAAAACACAGCGGTTGGGTATGTTTCAATGTACTCAAATACTACAGGTAATTACAATACCGCATATGGAAGATCATCTTTGCCTGTAAATCAGACAGGTTCTAATAACGTGGCTGTTGGTTGGGGAAGTTTAAACTTCACAACTTCAAGCGACAACACAGCGGTTGGCTATCAAGCAGGATATTCTCGTACTGGATCGGGTAACACTTGTGTAGGCAACTACTCAGGTCGTGATGGTACTTCAGGCACAGACAACACATTTGTTGGTCGTAATTCAGGTTACACAATTTCGAGTGGCTCAAAAAATACAATTATAGGTATGTACAACGGCAACCAAGGCGGCTTGGACATCCGCACCTCAAGCAACCATGTTATTCTTGCTGATGGGGATGGAGACCGCCGTTTTCACGCTGCGGAAAAGGGAACTAACATCTATGCCCGTAAGGAAAACCGTGCTGGAGGGTGGAGTTTTGGAGCAAATATTGTAGCGGGAACGGGGACTGTTACGATTACTTTAGCTAAAGTTCCCACAAGAACAGGCAACGACGAAGTTATGTTTATGGTGGATTGCATTTCTGTAAATGCTGTATCTGGGGCTTCGGGTAGTTTTTTAAACGGATTGGCTAGGATAGACACTCACGGCGGCAGCGAAAGTTTAGTGCAGCCCACTAAAACTCAGTGCGGTGGCAATCCGGGGACTGTTACGCTGCAATGGGACAAAACATCAAACCCTTATTTGCTCCAAGCTGTTTGTGTCAGAGCTTCTAATTATCAACAGTTCATGTTTCAAACATCATTTGTCGCTTATGACGTGAATGTGCAAGTTGAGCATGGCGCAGACTTGGAGACAGGATAAAATGGCACATACAATAACAATAACATCTCTTAGAACAGAGACGGTAAATGGCATGGACGATGTTGTCGTAAGTGTTCACTACGATCTAACAACTACAAACAGCTGGGGCGAATCCATAACTGAAAATTACCCTTGCTTGCTGCTTAATCTGCAATCTCAAACAGGAGAGGACATATCTTCTTCCATAGACGTTTCGGGTTTTATAAATTACGCAGACTTGTCTCAAGAAACTATAGTTGGTTGGGTGGAAAATACTGAAACTCAGTTACCAGCTTTGTTAAACGGCTTGTCTCAAACCCCAGTAAACACAACACCTGTAACTCCCGCTTTACCGTGGGCATCTTAATCGTATCACAGCCCTAGAAGGATAACTACAATGACTGACGCACCAACCACAGAAGAAATCGCACAGCACTACACAGCGATGGGCCACTCAGTTGACTTGATTAACGCAGGTCAACCAGAGGGCATGGAAGATGCTGATTGGGCTGACACAGTGTCACGCAATGTTGAGCATCTAACACTCATGGTAGCTAAAGACTTCTGGACTACAGAAGACATGACTGCTGCTAATGCTGCGATTGCTGCTTAAACAATGGCAATAACCTAAGATAAAGTTAAGTGAGGTAAGATGACGTACAAACTAGGTAAACGTAGCCTACAAAGGCTATCAGGTGTAAACCCTGACATGGTACAAGTTATGAAACGTGCCATTGAGATTACTTCAAGGGACTTCACGATCATCGAAGGTATTCGGTCTGAGGTTCGTCAACGTGAGCTAGTTAAAGCTGGCAAGTCACAAACGATGAAGTCACGACACCTAACGGGGGATGCTATTGACTTAGTACCTTACCCTGTGTCGTGGGAGTGGGAAGACTTCTACCCCGTAGCTGATGCAGTTATTCAAGCCTGTAAGGACGAAGACATAGCCTTGCGCTGGGGAGGTAATTGGCGTGTTAAAGACCTTCGTGAATGGGAAGGCACATCAGAAGAACTTGTGGCAGCTTACGATGGTAAGTTTTACGATCTACCACATTTTGAAATACCGAGGAAGTAGTTGTGGAAGATCAACCGTGGCATCTTAATAAATCAATCCCCCTAACCTTCATACTAGCCATTTTAGCTCAAACAGTAGCACTTGTCTGGTTTGTATCCTCACTAAACAGTTCGATTGACAGTAATACTAGAGACTTAATGCGCCACGAAGCTCGTATCAATACCTTAGAGATGGTGGTACAACAACAAGCTGTAACTATGGGTCGTATCGACGAGAATATAAAGTCTATCCGTCTTATGATGGAGAGGTCAAGAAAGGAGCAGTAGAACAAATGGTTGACCCCCTCACAGCTTTTGCAGCTATCAAAGGTGGTATTGCTGCGGGTAAACAACTACACTCTATGACTAAGGATATTGCCTCGTTCTTTGATGCTGTAGACGGTGCTAAGGCTGACCACAGTAAGAAAAAGTCATCTATCTTTGCTAGTGCCAACGAAGAGGCTATGGACACTTTTATGAAGCGTCAACAAGCTATGGATGCAGAGGAACAACTAAAAGAGCTAATTACACAGACTAGAGGGTATAGTCAGTATCAAGAACTTCTAAATCTCAGGAGAGAAATAAGGCTAGAGCGTAAGGAAGCTGCTAGGATTGCTTTGCTAGAGGCAGAAGAGAGAAAAGAGATGATTTTATCAATAATACTTATTATATCTTTTATACTTTTCTTAATTGGTTCTGGTGGCGCTTACATGTGGTATCTTGGTTGGATAGATTTAGGAGACTTGTTTTAATGGCAGTAACAATGGAAAGACTTCTGGCTTGGAAGATCATGCCCAGACTTATGATGTTGGTGATGAGTATAATGTACATCCGTGTGATTGAATGGGGAATGAGCCTTGACGACTTGAGTACCCAACAGAGTGCTATGATTAGTGTCGTTAGTGGTGCTATGACGGGTACAATAGCCGTTTGGCTGGGGAGTGAAAAGAAATGATGAGTATTATAACAAGCCTAGCTGGACTAGCTACAAGTGTTATCGACAGTAAGACACAAGTTAAGTTGACTGAGGCTGAAATAAAGAAGAAGCAACTGACTGGTGAGATCGACTGGGACATTGAGGCTATACGAGCTACCCAGAATAGTTGGAAAGATGAGTGGATAACTCTACTGTTCAGTATTCCCCTGATACTAGCCTTCTGTGGTGATTGGGGTAATGATATTGTACAAGCAGGGTTTGCAGCACTTGAGACTATGCCAAAGTGGTATCAGTATTCCCTCGGAGGGATCGTGAGTGCCAGCATAGGCATGAGATCAATATCGAAGTTCTTCGGTAAGTAATACTACAATAAAACACAAAGAAGCCGTAGGTATCCACTCAAGGACGCCTACGGCTTTTCTGATTCTAATGGTTAGTCTTTTCTCTCTAGTGCCTCTGATCTATGTATTACATTAGCTAGACCCTCGTATAGTGTCTCTACGTCTTTACTCATCTGACCTAACTGATAAGCACAGTAGGCACCGACAAAGATGTTAGCTATAAGGATTGCTTCAAACAGTGTCATTTGCTTTCCTCTAGCTCTGCTAAACGGTCAAGATACCAAGTAGCTTTCTTGAGGTCTTCTAGTCCGTTCTTATACCGCCAACGGTGGAGATACTTGGCTATATTCCCTCGGAGGTATCCTATGTATTCTTCTGGTGTCAGGAAGTCTTCTATGTACTCAATACACTCAATCTTACCAGAGCCGTAGTGCGGTGGGTTGTTTACATTATCTACTTCGTCGTACTCATGTTGCTTAATCATATCAGGCTTTCTATCTGCATGTACTAGGTTTTCCATATTCCATTTAGCCACTATAACTTCTCCTTTACAAATGCCTTGACCCACATGGCTGTGATGTCAGACCTTACGATGTCATCGACAGTAAACTCAATAATGTTCACAGGCAACATATGCTTCTTAGCGATATGAATAACCTTCGTCAGACCATCCGCTTCTTTAAGATCACTCTGTTGAGCATCCCCGTTTAGTACAATCGTAGTTCCTTCACCCACCCTTGTCAGCAGCATCTTAAGTTCATGCAGGGTGATGTTCTGTGTTTCATCGACAATAATAAAGGCGTTCTCAAAGCTACGTCCGCGCATCAATGCCATAGGTGCAACTTCGATGTTACCATTCTTAACGCCTGTTTCCACTGCACCCTTACCCAAGTGCTTTTCTAGCACGTCTAGCACTGGCAATGCCCAAGGCATAGTCTTCTCGTGCAAGTCACCCTTGAGGAACCCTAGCTCCCTTCCTACAGCTACGTGAGGACGTGTGATAACGATCTTGTCTACCTTCTTAGCTGTGTATAGATCAGCAGCGTAGGTCGCTGTTACATACGTCTTACCAGTACCTGCTGGACCTAAGATGAATACCTGCTGACTTTCCTTTAGGGCTTTGATTAGCTCACCCTGCATGACAGTCTTTGGTACTAACCCAGAGGTCTTCTTCTTAGCTGCGCCCTTGTACGTAGTCTCACGTTTAGTCTTCTTGGGCTGTTGTTGTACCAACTTAATATTCCTTCTTGTTATTGATGAAACCCATCAAGGTCTCAAGCTCTCGGAAGCCACCAATATGGTTGCCATCATGAGCAAAGATTTGAGGTACGGTCTTGATGTTAGCCTCTTTCATAAGAGACAGAACCCACTTGTTTGGAGGGGACTCTACGTTGAAGACTACATAGTTGATCTTATCTAAGTCCATAATAGCCTTAGCTTTGTCACAATACTTACAGTTGTTACGGGTAATGATAGTATACATAGTCTCTCCTTGGGTTAAGTGAGCAGTTTAAACACATGCTCAGGTAGTCGGGGTTACACCAAGTCAACAATCTCACAGCTATCCCCAGAACAAGCTAATGTCTGACTTCCTGCTGTGTTGTCTTCTACTTCATAGTCCGATAGTTTACCCCAGTCAATAGCCTTTGGCATAACTGACAGTAGCATCTCATACTCTGATCTACCTACGTCTTGATAGGGTGCCTGTTGATATGTGTGTTCGCTGAACGGTAAGAACGACACACCAGACATTTCATCAAAGTATTTGTAGACGTATGCACCTACCTCTAACCACTCATCAGCCTTGACGTTAATTGTCACGGAGGGCTTATGTTCACACCAACTACGCTGGTAGGCCAACCACATATCCAACTGCTCAATAGCAGACATATCAGCCGTACAAGTTGCACCTGTGGGTGCTTTCATAGGGAAGCTGAATACTGTCGTCTGATCAGGCTTAAACACGTCAGGCTCATTAGGGATGCCTTGATCCTTCATAAACTGTGTCAGAGGGTCTTTATTGTCACCTCGGACGGTGCGGATATAGTAGGGACTGTGACGGGCGTGGATTCCACTGGCGCTGTCAACCAGCTGCGAAACGGTCCCGCTAGGCTTAACACAGCTGATAGCAGTAGCAACAGGGATACTGAGACGGTCAGCCCATTCCGCATTGGTAGCCACAGCAATCTTTTTAAGGTGGTCAAGTGTCTTCTCCAGTCCGTTGTTCTTGGTTGTCATTAACGGGTTGTCCATGATGCCTGTCATAGATACGCCCAGCAGTCGCTCTTCTTCTGTGTTCTTCTGCCATATCTTACGCAAGTATGGGAACTTGGTATGCGTAGACTGGATAGTGCCAAGGATCGTTGCAATACGAACCTTACGTTCTAGGGTCTCCAGAGTATCAGTAGCACGTACCACACACTCGGTTAGGTTGCAAAATTGGTACGGGCGCAAAATTATTTCGCTGCAAGGATTCGTCCCGAACTCGTAGTCTGGATCACGACGACCATTCTTAGCTGCCTGTACCTTAGATGCTTGGCGGTTAAAGATACCACGTTCACCTGATCCACTTTCTACTAGGGACATCCACTCCTTCATAAACGATAAGCTGTCTGGCTTTTCTGTATAGGACACAGAGTTGTTAGCCAATGCACGTTGTGGTTCGTTTTCCCACCATGCACCAGACTTAGCTGAACGCATACGATCATCAGATAGGTTAGACAAAGAGATCATAGCGGATCGACGTACACCTCCTACAACAACTACTTCACCAATCTTACACATGATGTCGTGACACTCAATAGACGACAGCTTACGACCTTTAGCATCTGCGAACTTACGGACGACAAAGTTAAACAAGTCGATAAGAGGTGCTGGACCTGATGCACGACCACCGAACGTCTTTAGCTTTGCACCAGCTGGTCGTACCTTAGATACGTCCCACTTCGGAACCTCACCACTGTACA